TACCTGTGATTTCTTTTTTCAATAAAGTTGGCGGTGATGCCTTCGTTAATGCAACAATAGTTAACGGAACAAGCACAGCAGTTAACGATGTTTCAAACCTTCGCTATAATTTAGAAAATAGAGATGGTTCATTTGGTCACAAGATCATGCAGCTAAATACTGTTCATGGCGATTTAAGTATTGTTCGTGAACCTCTATTTCGTGGTATGTCTGCTGGATTCTTGTTACTTGCTGATATGAAACAGTTATCTTATCGTCCACTTGTTGGAAATGGATTGAATCGTGATACTCATATTATAACTAATGTACAACAAGCTGATGAAGACTTACGTAAAGATATGATTCTAACTGAATCAGGTCTTGAAATAACGATTCCTGAAACTCATGCGTTGTACTCAATGACTGATCTTAATTAAGGAGTTATATAATGAGAAGTGATTATCTAAATGACAATAGTAGTTTATCAAACAAGTTCCAGAAAGTTAAAAAAATAACTGAGAGTTATACGTGCTTAGCTAGTGATAGCGGTTCATATATTCTTGTTAATCCTACAGCTGCAACTACAGTTACATTACCAACTGTTTCGGAAGATTTAGTTGGTTGGTATGTAAAAGTAATTATAGGTGAGGATGCTGCTGGAGCTGATGAAGGAATGGATCAGATTGTTAATATTGATATGGGCAGTGGTACTAACCTTGCTAATATCGGTATGATACAAGAAGTAGATGGTACAGCTGGCGATCAAGCTGTTGCTAATGACGATTTTATCGTTAATACAGCAGCTGCTAACCCAGGAAATACTTTCGATATTTGGTGTGACGGATATAGATGGTATGTTCAAGGTGTGGTTGGTGATCTTACAGATGCAGCCTTCTCTACTGGTGCTGATACTATTGCATAATAAACCGAACATATAAGGTTTAACAGTTTTGCTCACTGTAGGGGAAGTCGTATAAAGGGCTTCCCCTAAAGAGCTAAGAATAAAAAATTATGATTATTAAAGCAATTATACTATCAACAATATTAACATGCGAATACGATTTCGTTCTAATGTCTCCTGTGGATAAAGTAGAAGCAAGAACACGCAGAGGTAAAAGTCAACGTGATCGTAGACGTGGAGGAGGTGGATTAAGATGAGTCCTAAGAATGGATTTTTAAAAGGTGCATCACATTCAGAAGGTGGTATACCTATTGAAGCTGAAGGTGGAGAATTTGTAATTAAAAAAGATTCTGTAAACAAGAGTACACTAGATACATTAGAATATATTAACCAGCATGGAGACGTACCAATGTCTGATGCTAGAAAAAGAAGGAGTAAGTAATGGGACTATTTGGAGATTTTAAAAAAGCTTTAAAAGGTGGCAAAAAGCATCAGGAAGCAAAAGCTAAGAAAAAAACTGCTAGGGCTGCAAAACAAAAAAAACTAGATGCTGCTAGACAAGCGAAAAGTAAAAAGCAAAAAGCAAAACCAGTATCTAAACCATATAAATCACCAGGCATGGGTGGCCCTCAAAAAAGTGTAGCGGAAAAAAAGAAAGCTAAAGCTAAAAAAGCTGCTGGCAAGTCTTGGACAAAAGCTGTTAAAGCACAAAAGAAAACTGGCGGGAAATCAATGAACGAGCTTGTTAAGGCTCGTAATGCTGCTAAGGCGAGTGGAGATAAATCTGCTTATGCAACAGCACAAAATCAAATTAATAAAGCATATGGTAGTAAAAAGGTTCATAAAGCAGAAACTCCTAAAGCAAAACCTAAAGCAAAACCTATTGGACAATCTTATGAGAAAGAGCCTATTGGACAGTCTTATGAAACGAAAATGGAAAAAGGTGGCTTAGTAGAGTCTAACCCATTTGGATGGCCATCAAGAGATGCTAGAAATGGAGGAAAGAAATAATGCCACAGGGAAAAGGAACATATGGAAGTAAGAGGGGAAGACCAAAGAAATACCAAGATGGTGGTTCTATTGATCCATTCTCATCAAAAAATCCAGAAAGTATAGTTTCTAAGAAAGCACTTCAGGAACTTGCAGAACAAAGTGCTATGGAACAAAGTGCTATGGAGCAGTCTGGGTTTCCAATGTCAAATGCACAAGAACGTTCTCAAGCATCCCCAATGGGTAATGAAGTAGGTACAGGGATTTATAAGGGACAAGGATAATGATAATATTTTTTTGTCATAAGTGTGGCCAGAAAGGAGAATTTGAAACCAAGGCGGAAATGAAATGTGAATGTGGTCATTATGTAAAAGATCATGATGATACACGTAATCATGTGAATATGCGTAATACTTGGTCTGGCACTACAGAAGTAGAATTTAATACAACAACTCTTGAAGAGTCAATGAAAGGAATGAATGAATAATGGCTTTTGATACACAAATAACTGATTTAGTTGGGGGAACTATAGATCAAACTGCTTGTGATCAATGGGCTGCTGATGCATGTAAAGAAATAATAAATGTATTACCAGCAAAGTTAAAAGCTAAGTGTGCCACTATTAGTATAGTTAATGCAACAAATGGAACAACTCTTGACTTAGATGGTATAGGAGAGGTTTTGTCAGTAACACGCTTATCTGCTGATTCTGGTGGATATTATATTCCATGTAGAGAGATACCAGCTATGTATGGAGACCTTTCAAATGATTCTAGTTCGTTAGATTATTATGCTACTGTTACTGATCCTGTAATGTGGAAAACAAGTAATTCTTCCGATGCTTCAACATTATTTATAAAACCTACTACAACAGATGCACAGCCAGCTAATGTATATCATATAACATATCCTTCTGTAAATGTAAGTGATGTAAGTATAATAGCAAACTTTCCTGATGAGGCTGAACATCTTGTAGTATTATATGTAGCTGTAAAGCAATTACATCAATATATGAACTCTAAATCTAGTGACTTACCATCAGATATTGTAGTTCCAGTACTTGAAAATATTAGTGAAACACTTCCAACATGGAGTGCTCCAAGTGATTTTGTAGCTCCTACAGTTCCAGTTGTACCTACTATTAGTGCGGTTGCTTATACAGAGGCAACTAATGCTGATGCTAGTGTAACTAATATAACTTCTGTCACAGCCTTTGCACCAACAACTATTGATGTTAGTGGCAATGCACCAACTTATTCAAAGCCTACATTAAATGGTGGCAATCCAAGAGTTTCATTTGAAGATTTTTGGAATGCTTCTGAAGATAGCAACCCATTTGGAGACAATGACCCAGGTGTTTTTTCTATAAGTGCTGTAGCTCCAGCAACTCCTTCAATTAACACAGTAGCTTATACAAATGCTTCTAATTCAGATGCTAGTGCAACTGGTGTTGATACTGTTAATGCCTTTGCTCCTACAAAAATTGATGTAAGTAGTAATGCTCCTACATATACACCTCCAACTGTAGCAGGTGCAACTGAAGAATTAACTGCTACTATAACAGATGGGACACTTGGCACAGATGCTCATTGGATAGATTATAGTCATTGGTTTGAAGTTCTTGGGCAAATGATAGAAGATAATGAAGATTTAGAGATGGCTTCAACTCAATTACAAAAAATATCTACATATCTTAATTCTTATCAATTGGCAATGCAAAATCAATTAAATGAATTTAATGAAGCTAATGTTCGTTATTCAATGGAATTTCAAGAAGAAGTTACAAAGGCTAATCACGATATACAAGTAGCTCTTGCTAATGCTAATACGTTAGCAGTAGAAAAAAGACAAGAGGCTCAACAAGCAACGGAAGTTGATAAATTTAATAAATCTCAAGACCAAGCACTTAATTTAGCTAATGAAGCTAAAACAATGGAAAAACTTGTACAGGATAATAGCAGTAAGCTTCAAAAATATCAGTCAGAACTTAGTGTATATAGTGCAAATGTTTCTAAAGAAGTACAAGAGTATGGACAAAATCTTTCAAGATATTCTACTGAATTAAATACTGCATATCAAGCTTGGGCTAAGACAGAATCAGATAATCTTCAAGTATATTCAGCTGATATACAAAATGAACTAA